GATATAAACAATAGAACAAAGCATGATGCATCAATAAGCTCAGGCTTAGCCTTAATGGCTTGCAATAAGCATAGGTACAGTCCAAAAGGAGCTATAGCAGTTAAGAAAATTAACTTAGGCTTTAAGAAATACAATAACGAGGGAACTACTTCAAAAATAATGTAATAAATGAATGTAAGTACAAATACTAATAGCCCATTTCCGGATCAAGTAGTAAGTGATGCTGAGAAAGCAACTATAGAATATGGATTGCAAGTATCACGAGCTATTGAGCAAGAGTGGTTTAATTATGGAGGTAGTGGTTCTAATAGATATGCTTCTAACTGGAATAACTTTCATAATTTAAGACTATATGCCAGAGGAGAACAAAGTGTACAAAAATATAAAGATGAATTAGCTATCAATGGTGATTTGTCTTATCTTAATTTAGATTGGAAACCAGTACCAATACTTTCAAAGTTTTCAAATATAGTTGCTAATGGTATTACTCAAAAGCAATACGATTTAACTTCTTATTCACAAGATCCTGAATCTTTAAAAAAGAGAACCAAATACGCTTCAGATATTTTATTTGATATGCTTACGCAGGAAGAACAGGGAATAGCTTCTGAAGTAATGAATATAGATATAAAAAGATCTAATATTCCTAAAGTTGAACTACCAACATCATTAGAAGAAAGAGATTTACACATGCAGCTTTCTTACAAGCCTGCTATCGAAATAGCTGAAGAGGAGGCTATTAATACAGTATTAGCTACCAATGAATTTGATTTAACTAAAGCAAGAGTTAATCAGGATCTAGTTAATATTGGCATAGGTATAACAAAAACAGCTTTTAATCCAGCAGAAGGAATAGTTGTTAAATATGTTGATCCAGCTTATTGTGTTTGGTCTTACACTGAAGATCCAAACTTTGATGATATATATTATGTAGGAGAAGTTAAATCCATAACTATACCAGAACTTAAAAAAGAATTTCCTCACATTTCTGATGAGGAGTTAGAAAGAATTCAAAAATCACCAGGTAACCGTAGACTTATACGAGGCTTTGAAAACTACGACTACAATACTGTTCAAGTAATGTACTTTGAATACAAGACTTATACTGATCAAGTTTTTAAAATAAAGAAAACTGATAACGGATTAGAAAAGGCTATTGAAAAAACAGATGCTTTTAATCCTCCAGCAAATGACAACTTTGATAGAGTATCAAGATCAATTGAGGTATTATACGAAGGAGCTAAAGTTGTTGGCTCAGATATGATGCTTAAATGGGAAATGTCTGAAAACATGACAAGACCTTTAGCAGATACAACTCGTGTTGAAATGAGTTATTCAATGGCAGCCCCTAGAATGTATAAAGGAGTTATACAATCGCTTATAAGCAAATGTATAGGTTTTGCCGATATAATACAACTAACGCATTTAAAAATACAACAAGTGTTGTCTAGAATGGTTCCTGATGGAATATTTTTAGATATGGATGGATTAGCGGAAGTAGATCTAGGTAACGGAACAAATTACAATCCAGCTGAAGCATTAAACATGTACTTTCAAACAGGTTCTGTTGTAGGTAGATCGCTTACTCAAGACGGAGACATGAACAGAGGTAAAGTACCTATTCAAGAATTATCCTCATCTAGTGGTATGGGCAAAATACAAGCTTTAATAACCGCATACAACTATAATCTACAAATGATTAGGGATGTAACCGGTTTAAACGAAGCAAGAGACGGAGCTATGCCAGACGCAAATGCTTTAGTTGGTCTGCAAAAAATGGCGGCTAACGCTTCTAACACTGCTACGAAACATATACAAGACGCAAGTATATACTTATCTTTAAGCACTTGCGAAAATATATCTTTAAAAATCGCAGATGTGTTAAACTTTCCGCTTACTAAAAATTCTTTAATGAATAGTATATCTACATTTAATGTAGAAACCCTTAAGGAAATTGAAAATCTTAATCTACATGACTTTGGTATATTTTTAGAAATGGAACCAGACGATGAAGAAAAAGCTGAATTACAAAAAAACATTAATATTGCATTGCAAACAAAAGAAATAGATATTGAAGATGTAATTGATATTAATCAAATTAAAAATATAAAGTACGCTAATCAAATGCTTAAATTAAAACGTAAGCAAAAGCAGGAAAGAGTTCAACAAGTTACTCAACAAAACATTCAAGCACAAGCTCAAGCAAACGCGGAATCATCTGAAAAAGCAGCTATGGCTGAAGTGCAAAAGCAACAAGCGCTAACAGCTGAAAAAGTTTCTATAGAACAAGCTAAAGCAGGTTTTGAAATGCAAAGAATGCAAGCAGAAGCTCAAATCAAAAAAGAGTTAATGGCTACTGAATTTCAATATAACATACAATTAGCTCAAGCAGCAGGAGCAGCTACTCAGCAAAAAGAAAAAGAAATTGAAGATCGTAAAGATAAAAGAATAGAAAAAGAAGGTACACAACAAAGCGAATTAATACAGCAAAGACAAACAGAAGGTATGCCTAAAAATTTTGAATCACAAGGCAACGACGTAATGGGTGGATTTGATTTATCTTCGTTTAACCCTTCTTAAGTAAGTATTTAATAATTATATAATATCATATCATGAGTGAACAAAATGTAAAAACGGAAGGGTCTTTTAAGATTAAGACCAAACCAAAATTAACCGATGAACAATTTGCGGCTAAAAATAAAGAACCGCTTATAGATGTTCCAAGTAATGTAACTAGAATAGTAATTCCTAAAGAAGAAACAGATGCCGTTCAAAAGCCAAGCGCAGAGAAAGTGGATGTGGATGCACCAACCGAAGATGGCCCGACTATGGTCGAAGGAACATCCAAACCAGAACTTACGGAAATTACCGAAGAAAGTAAAAAAGAAGAAAAAGTAATTGCACAACCAGTACAGCCAACCCAGCCTGATTTACCAGAAAATATAGGTAAGTTAGTTGATTTTATGAGGGAAACTGGTGGCACAATGCAAGATTATATCAGATTAAGTACTAACTATGACGATATAGATAAAGATACGTTAGTAAAAGAGTATTATAAAAATACTAAATCCCATTTAACAGCAGAAGAAGTTAACTTTATGATTGAAGACAACTTTGCTGTTGATGAAGATATAGATGAAGACCGCGATATTCGAAGAAAGAAGCTCGCGTATAAAGAAGAGGTTGCTAAAGCCCGTGCATTCTTAAAAGATACCAAAGAAAAGTATTATGATGACATCAAGTTGAAGTCACCAAATCTTTCAAGGGATCAGCAAGAAGCATCGGACTTTTTTAATCGCTACAAAGAGGATCAGGACAGAAACAAGCAAAGTGCAGAAAAGTTTAAAGCTAGAACTAATGACTTATTTAATGAAAAATTCGAAGGTTTCGATTTTAAGTTAGGTGATAAAGAATTTAGGTATGGTGTACAAAACCCTTCTCAGGTCGCAGAATCACAATCAGACATCGGTAATTTTATAGGGAAGTTCCTTGGAGAAGATGGCATGGTTAAAGATACGGCAGAGTATCACAAAGCATTATATGCAGGTGCAAACGCAGATAAAATGGCGAATCACTTTTACGAACAAGGTAAAGCGGATGCTATTAGAGATGTTGTAAACAAATCTAATAACACATCGTCAGGAGCTAGAAAAGCAGCACCTGTTGACAGCGCAAGGTTTGGAGCATACAAAATTAAATCAGTTTCTGGAGCGGACTCATCAAAATTGAAAATTAAAAAATTTAGAAACTAAAAATTATGAGTTTATTACCACAATTTGGGAGCATTATCCCATCACAATCGCAATCATTACTTGCGTCAAATTATTTACAATGGAACAACAACGGCGGAGCTGCTGGTGTACCAGGAAACTTTGCTGATTTTGCTCAGCAATATTTACCAGAAATTTATGAAGCAGAAGTAGAGCGTTACGGAAATCGTACGTTATCTGGATTCTTAAAAATGGTTGGAGCTGAAATGCCAATGACATCTGATCAAGTAATTTGGTCTGAACAAAATCGTTTACACATTTCTTACTCTAACGTTACCGTTGTAGGTGGGGGTGCTGGAACAGGCTTATTGATACCTGTAACAGCTGCTGGCGTAGTGCCACAAATTGTAAATGTTATTTCTATTAATGATACTATTGTTATTCTTGACCCCGCGTCTGGATTAGAAGCAAAAGGTATTGTTACAGCTTCAGGAGCTGTGGCTGGAACAGGAGCTTTGACAATTCAGCTTTATAGCGGACTTACATTAGGAGCAGTTTTTGGAGCACCTGCTGGTTTAAAAATATTCGTTTATGGATCTGATTATTCTAAAGGTACTACTATTGGTGCTGGAGCTGGAAATTCAGCGGCTAGAGTAACTGTTGAACCTGTATTAACGCAGTTTTCAAACTCACCAATTATTATTAGAGATCAGTATGTTGTATCTGGATCAGATACCGCACAGATCGGATGGGTAAATGTAGCAACTGAAGACGGAACTGATGGATACCTTTGGTATTTAAAGGCTGAGTCTGAAACACGTTTACGTTTTGAAGATTACTTAGAAATGTCAATGGTAGAAGGCGAATTAAACGCTTCTGGTTTAAATCCATTAACTCAACCTGGAACGCAAGGTTTATTTGCTGCTATTCAGGCTAGAGGAAATGTAGAAACTGGTTTTACAGCTGCTCAAGGCTTAACTGAATTTGATGCTATCCTTAAAAACCTAGATACTCAAGGAGCTATTGAAGAAAACATGTTGTTTTTACAACGTCAAACTTCTTTAGACTTTGATGATATGTTAGCTAGTATTTCTAGCGGTGTTCAAGGTGGAGTTGCTTTCGGTTTATTCGAAAACTCTTCTGAAATGGCACTTAATTTAGGATTCAGTGGATTCCGTAGAGGATCTTATGACTTTTACAAAACAGATTGGAAATACTTAAATGATGCATCTACTCGTGGAGCAATCAATGGAGTTAATTCAATTGAAGGTGTATTAGTACCAGCTGGAACTTCAACTGTTTATGATCAAGTATTAGGAACAAATATCAGACGTCCATTTTTGCACGTTAGATATAGAGCTTCTCAAACTGATGATCGTAGAATGAAGTCTTGGTTAACAGGATCTGTTGGCGGAGCTAGTAACTCAACTCTTGATGCAATGGAAGTAAACTTCCTTTCTGAAAGATGTTTAGTAACACAAGCTGCTAACAACTTTGTATTATTCAGAGGACTATAATTAGTCAAAAATAATGTAATAGTTACCCTCGTTGTAATGACGGGGGTAATCATTACTTTTAAACTATTAAATTATATCATATTATGGCAAATAAAAAAGCGCAACCCAAAAAAGCGGTTGCAAAACAAATAGACTTGGAAGAGTCTATAAATGAAGTAGTAGCAACGGTTGAACCAACTGAAACTACAAAAGATTGGCAAACTGTAAAACCTACAGAACCAGTTAAACCTGAGTGGGAAATTAAAGATAGGATATATTATTTATCAGGAACAAGTACTCCTCTTACATTAACAATACCAGGTAAGCATACTAGAAAACACGCATTATTATATTTTGACAAAAAAACTGGTAGGCAAAAAGAAATTAGATATGCAACCAATCATGATTCACCTTTTAAAGAAGAACAAGATGGAGAAGCTACGATGGGACATATTATGTTTAGAAACGGGGATTTAAGAGTTCCTAAAGAACAACAAAATCTTCAAAAATTACTTTCACTATATCATCCTTTAAGAAATAGAATATACGAAGAGTATGATCCAGTGGAGGAAGCGTACGATGATTTAGAATTGCTAGATTTACAGACAGATGCGGCTGTATTTGCAAGAGAAATGGATATTGATCAAGCCGAAGCTATATTACGTGTAGAGTTAGGTAGCGCAGTATCAGAGTTATCTTCTAAAGAAATAAAAAGAGATTTAAGATTATTTGCTAATAGAAACCCAGCATTATTTTTAGATTTAGCACAAGATGATAATGTAGAGCTTAGAAACACAGCTATTAAAGCTACTGAAGCTGGAGTTATTGCTTTGTCGCAAGATCAAAGAACTTTTTCTTGGGCATCTAATGGTAGAAAATTAATGTCTGTACCTTTTGACGAAAATCCGTATTCAGCTATGGCTGCTTACTTTAAGACCGATGAGGGAATGGAAGTATTTAGATCTATAGAAAAGAAGTTTTTATAGTAGTTTTTAAAAAAAACACGTAATTATATTATAGATGGTGAATTAGTATTGACCGGTTTCTTAATTGGGACCGGTTAATATTTATAATAAAAGAAATAAAATGGCAGTAAATGTAGACATAGTTTATAAAACGGTATTACTTATTCTTAATAAAGAACAAAGAGGTAACCTATCACCAGACGAATTTAATAAAGTTGCTACTCAAGTACAACTTGAAATATTTGAAAGCTATTTTGATACTTTAAATCAACAAGAACGAAGGCCAGATAATGATACAGAATACGGTGATCGCATTAAAAATGTTGACCAAGACATTTCTATATTTAAAG